TGCTTAACACCGTCGCATATTCATTAACCCAAACCCAATAATTTATTGCCCCCCCCCCCTTAAGTTATCGATTTTCTATTAACACCTAAGACAGCCAATGTCCGACCCCCAACTGTACATTTGACCAGTAATTTTATGAAACCCGCTAAAGGCACCAAGAAAAAGGCGAGCGCTCCCAAGGCGCCGAAAACCAACCTCAACGTCAACGTCGAATACCTCGAGCAGATCGCCGACGAAGCCATCAGCACCATCATGGTCCTGCGCGCACTGGTCGCTCAACTCGCCATGAAGCTGGAGGACAACAAATGAAGTTCAAAAACGGATGCGTCACCGAGGTGGAGCGCGGCGTGCCCGGACTGCCGCAGATCAACCACATGCTCATGCAGAAGGCGTGCGACAGATTCCTTGCCAAGCGCGGACTGTACAACCCCGGGTTCCGCCGCTCGGAGTGGCTCTTTGGCCGCATGGCCATTGGGCAGCAACGGAGGGCCGCAGCGTGAGCACGATGATGTGCCCCGACCTGGTTGTCGGCGAAGTCGGCTTCGGTCCTGACTTTGGCCGCATGGCCGAAAGCAACTGGCACCTTGCGGAGAAGCTCCGGCTCGAAGACGAGAACCGTGAGCTGATCCGGCAAGTCAATCGTCTCAAGTCGGTGCTAGAGCGCTGCACTCCAGCGGACAATAAAACTGCCAGCGAGCGCTTAGTTGCTCTTGGTCAAGACGGCTACGAGCTATGAGCGCCGGCAAAGGCGATACCCCGCGGCCGGTCAACGGTAACCGCTACCGGCGCAACTACGAGGACATCTTCTCGCCGCCCTACCCTGCGTGGATCTGCCGCCCGTGCGGTGAGGCTTGCGGCCGCGGCATGCCAGCCGACCACATCTCCACATGGCATGAGGACACCTGCGGCGTCTGCGGCAAGGTCACTTCCGTCAGCGAGCCGCGCGATTTCGGCCACCTAAAAAAATGGCCCATCCTCCCAAAAAACCCTTGATTCCCATGCCAACATTTGCCAACATATGCCTACAGATCACGCCACGACAGAAAGCCGTAAAACGTCATGGCCACTGAGCACCAACCACCACCGCCGCCCGAACACCACATCACGCCATGGCTCGAAGAAACATTTCGCCTCGTAGACGCAGCTTGCGACCGCTGGGAGCGCCGTCGCGCGCGTCTCGCCCGGAGGAAAGCGGAAAATGAACGCGCTGCTGCTCACTTACCTGTTCGTCATTCTGGCAACGATCATTGTCATAGTGATCATCGAAAACACTGACGACGGAGGCGCCGCCTAACATGATCACACCACACGACCCCAAGACCGAAGCCTACGTCCTCGGCGCGCTGATGAACCACGGCGATCTCCTCGCCGAACTTCCCGAGCTGACCGACGAATACTTTTTCCGCCCCGACCACAAGACTGTCTTCAGCGCGATCAGCGAGATTGTCGTCGATGGCGGCACGCCGGACCTCATTCAGGTCACCCGCCTACTGGAAGCGCGCAAGGAGCTGGTCAAAGTCGGCGGACCCGGCGCCGTCACCGAGATGATCGGCGCCGCGCTCACCCGCAACATCGACTACCAGCTTGGCATCCTGCGCGACTACGCGGCCCGCCGGAAGATCATCACCGCAGCCGACCGGATGAAAGCCGCCGCCATGGACACCACCCAAGATGCCGACGAGGCGCTCGCCACCGCCGGCACTGCGGTTCTCGACATCGACCTTGCCGGCAAGTCCGACACCATCCAGCCCGCCAGCGCCATGATGCACGGCGCCCTTGCCGAGTTGCACCGCAGCGTGGCCGAGCGCGGCAAGCCCCGGGGCATCGTCACCGGCTACAAATCCTTCGACCTCTGGACCGGCGGACTGCGCGAAGGTCAGTTCGTTTTGGTCGCTGCGCGTCCGGCCATGGGTAAGAGTGCCCTGCTCGTCAACATCGCTGACCGACTTGTTGCCCGCGGCATTCCGGTGCTGCTGTTCTCCCTTGAAATGCTGAAGCTGGAGCTGATCCAGCGCATCATTTGCGCGCGGGCATCCTTTGACAGCACCCGCCTCAAGCTCGGCGACATTGAGCACGACGAGATGCGCCGCCTTGAGCATGAGCACATGCGCCTCGCCGGCCAGCCGCTCTTCATTGATGACCAGGGCGGTCTTTCTATCATGGATGTCCGCGCGCGTGCGCGCCGCGCCGTCAAAAAGCACGGCGTGAAAGTCGTCCTCGTTGACTACCTGCAGCTTCTCTCCGCGAAGAACGCGCAGTCACGCGAGAATGAGGTCGGCTTCGTCTCCCGCGGTCTCAAGAGCATGGCTATGGAGCTGAAGGTTCCGGTGCTCGCCGCCGCGCAGTTGAACCGCAAGGCCGAAGAGCGCGGCGACAACCGCCCCAAGATGGCCGACCTCCGCGACTCTGGGCAGATCGAGGCGGACGCCGACATCGTCACCCTGCTTTACCGCAAGAGCTACTACGAGACGGAAAGCAACCCGCAGGACAGCCACGAAGCCGAGTGGACCGTAGCCAAGCACCGCGCTGGTCGCACCGGAGTCATCCCGCTTATGTGGCATCCGCCGTATACCCGATTCGACACCGTCAGCGACCGATTCACAGACGAGCCGGACGTGCCGTGGGGCGAGGAAAAGGCGGCCGATCTGTTTCCGGTGCCGCACAAGCTCATGGAGGTCATCAACGAATGATCAACTCCCGCCAGAAGGGCGCGACCTTTGAACGCGAAGTCGCCAAGGCATTGACCGCCGAAGGTTTTCCGGCCAAGCGGGGCGCGCAGGTCAGCCAGGGACGATGGGGAGTTTCTGCGCCCGACGTGATCGTGCCCTGCTTGCCGGATTGGCACTTTGAGTGCAAGCGCCACGGCCGCGCGCGTCTGGATCTTGATGCGGCCATCTGCCAAGCCCGCCGCGATGCCAACAAAGACCTCGGTCCCGGCAAATACAAATACTCCGCAGTCGTCCACCGCCGCGACCACAGCGACACGCTCGTCACCCTCACGCTGCGCGACTTCTGCGCCCTCATGCGTCATTCCGATTTTCCTATCCAACCAAAAACACAACCAGCCAACGCATAATATGCCAAATAAAACCATAACCACACCCGCCGGCATTGCCCGGTATCCTCACCTCAACCGCCCGGACAAGAAGTTCTCCGAGGTCGGCAACTACAAAGTCAACCTCGAGATGTCTTCTGAGGACGCCGAGCCGTTCCTCAAGCAAGTCGAAACCCTCTTCAGCGAGTTCGTAGCTGAAAAGAAACGCGAGCTGAAGAAGGACAAACTCAAGATCCACGCCGCGCCGTGGGAAGAGAACGACGGCATGACGCAGTTGAAGCTCAACGTCAAGGCGGTCGGCAAAAACAAGGAAGGCGAGGAGTTCTCCCGCCAGCCCAAACTCTTCAACGCTGCGGGCGAAGTCATTACGGACAACATCGGCGGCGGCTCCAAGCTCAAGGTCGCAGTCGTGCCCTACTGCTGGTACACGGCCAGCCTCGGCGCCGGCATCACCCTGCAGCCGAAAGCTGTGCAGGTGCTTGAACTTGTCACCTGGGGCGACGGCGGCAGCGCTGCGGCCTACGGCTTCGACGTGTCTGAAGCCAGGCCCGAGTCGCGCAAGACCGGCACCGACGACGAGGAAATCAGCTGGTAATTCCCATGCCAGCCAAAAACACCACACGCAAACCGGCAACCAAGGGCAAGGCGGCGAAAGCCGCCAAGCCCGCCGAGCCGGATCGCTTCACTGAGGACGGACGCAAAATCGTCAAGCTGCAGAAGCTCCGCAGCCATCAGAAATACATCCTTAATGACGGCACGCAGGTACCCGGGGCATCGACCATCGCCAAGATTGGCGATGACCAAAGCAACCTCATCACATGGGCATGGAATCTAGGCAATGCCGGACAAGACTTCCGCAAAGTCAGGGATAAGGCCGCGGATATCGGCACGATCTGCCATTTTTTGATCGAATGCCATTTCCACGGCTGGGTGCCAGACCTTTCTGAGTATGCGCCAGAAGACGTTGTCCGCGCCACAATCGCCTTCGGCAACTTCAAGACGTTTTGGGACGAGCAGGAACTGACCGTCTTAGAACCCGAAGTGCAGCTCGTCAGCGAAGAGCACATGTTTGGCGGCACCATCGACGCGCCATCCGTAGACAAGCAGGGCCGCATCGTGCTGCTTGACTGGAAAACCAGCAGCGGCATCTACCTGTCGCAAAAGCTGCAGCTCGCCGCCTACGAGCGCCTGTGGAATGAGAACCGAAAGGACCAGATCGTGCAGCGACGCGCAGTGGTCCGCATCGGCAAGGACCGCGCGGACGACCACAGCATTGAGTGGATGTTCAGCAGCGCGCCGGAGTGGGAATACTTCAAGGCCCGCCTTGATCTCTACTACGCCGGGTTGCGTTACAAGAAAGCTGCCTAAGATGAACCTGCAATCGACTTACACAATCCAAGAAAGGGTGACAAGGGCTGGGCGCATTGTTCCAGCAATAGTTGTCGATGCGGACATTAAAGATGATGTGCTAAATTACACCTGGCATATGGCCGGTGGAAAGGGGGTTGGCAAATATCCAACGGCACTAATTAACGGAAGGCCAATGATGCTGCACCGGTTTGTTTGGTCGCTGAAGCGCGGCGCGCCTCCAAAGATGATTGATCACATTGATCGCAATCCGCTCAACGCAACCATCGACAATCTTCGCGAAGCAACATGGGAGCTTAACAACATGAACCGAGTTTTCCGTTGTGGCAAATCGATGCCAGGCACCCGCAAAAGCTACAACAAATGGCAGTCTCGTCTCATTGTGGGCGGGAAAAGAGTTCATCTGGGCATGTTCTCAACCGAGGCCGAAGCACACGAATGCTACATGGCCGAAAAAGCAAAACTCCTAGCCGCCTAAATGCCCCCACGCAGAACCATCGCCATCGTCCGCAAGAAGCTCGGCCGCGAAAAAGCGGACGGCATGACGCTGGGCGACGGCAAAGTCTACATCGATCCCCGCCAGAGCGGCGCGGACGAGCTAGACACGGTTTTGCATGAGCTGCTGCACCATGTCTGCCCTGACATGAGCGAAGAAGCAGTCGCCGAGAAGTCTGCCATGATGGCGAGGTCGATGTGGAAAGACAAATGGAGGCGCGTCCACGAGTGACCGCCGCTGGCTACATCCTCATCGGCCTCGCCGCAGGCATAGTGCTCGGCGCCTTGGCAGCTTACGGCGGCATGTTCGCCTGGGCCATCCGCTACGGAAACAACGAAGAAGAATAATTATGAAAAAACCCGCAGGACTATACGCCAACATCCACGCTAAAAAAGCCCGCATCGCCGCCGGAAGCGGTGAACGCATGCGCAAGCCCGGTTCCGCCGGCGCGCCGACTGCCAAAGCCTTCCGCGCCTCCGCCAAGACCGCCAAAGCGCGCCGATGACCTCCGGCCTCCTCATCGCCTTAGTCGGCTTCATCTATTTCGCCGTGGCCATCGACCTCGGCCTCATCCAGCACAAGTTCTGGCACGGACTCGTCTGGTTTGGCTACGCAGTCGCCCAGATCGGCCTCTGGCGCATCACAATTTATGAGTAAATTCAGCATTATGACAGAAGAGATCGCCGAAATGGACAAGACCATCACCCTTCTCCGCAGCAAGCGCGAGAAGTTGGTCGCGCGCGAGGCGAAGAAAAAGGCGGATCAGCTATGCGCCGAGATGCGCAAGCGTAAACAATCC